TTGGGAAGTTGCCTTTGACGCTCCAAACACGTTGTATTACGTTTGTCAATTCCACTCCTCAATGCAAGGCACAATCAATGTCACTGATGGCGTAGGTCCAACAGGAGCAACAGGTCCAAGCGGTCCAGCTGGAGCAACTGGTCCAACAGGGGCAACTGGCGCAACTGGTCCACAAGGTTCAGGCGACCCAATAGTTGAGTACATTGACGGTGGGGCAAACGCTGCTGGCATTACTGGCGACGTGATCTACAACGCGGGGCTATCCAACGCAAGCAGTTGGACATACACCATCGACGCAGGCGCGTCGGTTACAACCTTCTAACAAAGAGAGAAAGAAGCCAACATGACAGCAAGACTCCAAAACCGCCGAGATACGGCAGCAAACTGGACATCTAATAATCCAACCCTTGCTGCTGGCGAAATCGGCTACGAAACCGACACCGCGAAGTTCAAGATCGGCGACGGCGCAACTGCTTGGAGCTCTCTTGCTTATGCTTATGCAGCTGGTGCAACAGGCCCAGTCGGTGCCACAGGCCCAGTCGGTGCTACAGGTCCAACAGGCGCAACAGGCGCAACAGGCGCAACAGGTCCAACAGGTGCCACTGGCCCAACAGGCGCTACTGGCCCAACTGGTTCTACAGGCCCAACTGGTGCAACTGGTGCAACTGGTGCGGGTGGTGTTGAGAACGTCAATGCACAGACTGGCACGACTTACACTTTTGTGCTTACTGACAAAGACGATTTGGTGACTGCATCAAATGCATCTGCACAGACTTACACGATTCCATTGAACTCGTCTGTCGCTTTTCCAACTGGCAGCCTTGTCAATCTCATTCAAATCGGCGCTGGGCAAGTTACTGTGCAGGGCGCTGGCGGTGTGACTGTGGCTTCGACAGGCGGCACTTCTGCAACTCCGAAAACAAGAGCTCAGTATTCAGTCATTACTTTAATCAAGGCTGGCACTGACTCTTGGTACGCGACGGGCGATATTGCCTAATGTCACCGATTCTTGGAGTTGTTGCATCTAGCTACTTACAAATCACAAACTCGTTTGTTAGCCTTGCTACTGCCAACGGTACTGGTTCTTCAATTACCGCCACGATTAGCAATATTCCGCAAACTTACACACACTTGCAGCTCAGGTACTGGTCGCATGACACTTGGGCGCCAGGTGCCATCGCATCTGTTTATAGTCTAAGAATAAACGGAAGCACTGCAACCAACTACCGCACCTACACTAACTTTACAGGCAATGGCCCAAGCATGACTTTTTTGGACAGTGGAACTTCACAAACTTCGTTGGCAAACATGATGTTTGGCAATTCAAATCTTCCAGCGAACAGCGGTGGTGTCGGGGTTATAGATTTCTATAACTACTCAAACACCACCTATAAAAAGGGTGGCAAGTTCATGGTGGCAAACCCAACTGACGGCTATTACACAGGAAACTACTGGAACCTTGGCTTTGGGTCTTTGCAATGGAATGACACTTCTGCCATTACGAGTCTTACAATCACAGCAGACGGAAACTTTTCTACCAACTCTTACTTCGCACTCTACGGGATTGGAACCTGATGCCAGCGGGAACATACGACTTAATTGCTTCGGTCTCTCCGACCACAACGGCTTTCTCAATTACTGCGATACCACAAACTTATACTGATTTGGTTTTGCTTGTAAACGCACGTGTTACTTCTGCTTGGGATATAACAGCCATGCAACCAAATGGCATTGGCTCTGGTTACTCTGGTGTGTATTACGAAGGCAGCGGAAATACGATTGGAACAGGCACTGCCGAGATTTCGTTCAGAATGGGTTACATTCCTGGCACAAGTCAAACTGGTCATTACTCGGCAGACATCGTGAACATATTCAATTACGCAAACGCCAATGTCTATAAAACCGTGTTTTCGACCAATCGCTACCCGCCAAATCAAGGAACACTTCAAGGCTTTATGGTGCAGTTTAAGGCTGGCCTTTTGGCCAATACAGCGGCAATCACTAGCCTCACGATTGGCACAGCAAACGGTAGCACATACGCAAGCGGCTCTGTTTATTCACTCTACGGAATTAAGAAAGCCTAACAAATGCCAACTAACACATATACAAAGTTAGCCGATTACAATTTTGTAAGTGACTCTACCGCCGATGTGGTGTTCTCTAGTATTCCACAAACCTATAAACACTTGATGATACAAGTTGTATGGCGGCAAAAACCGCAAGGGTCTGAGTGGGGTTTTATGGGTCTAAACAGTGTTGGCGGCACAACTACCCCTCTCTATAATAACTATACAAGGTGGCTGGGTGGCGGATTGAACTCTGACACACAAGCCGCTGGCAGTGGTGTAAACATCTTTTATCTAAATGGTGATGGTGCGCAGGCACTGTTCCACGGCAATGGAACTTTTTTCTTTCCCGATTACACTAGCACAACAAAATACAAAACAATGTGGTGGGAAGTAGTAAAAACGGAAACTGCAAATAGCACCTATGCGGGAATGGGTGGGTACGGTACAGGGCTGTTAGACGCTACAACAGCCGCGACTTCGCTAACCTTTTCTGGTGGCGCAACAGCAGGTTCAAGAATTACTTTGTACGGTCTAGCATAAAACAAAGGAGAAAAAATGAGCGAAATCAAAAGAATGATAGAAGTCAACGCAACAACTGGTGAGCAGATTGAACGCGACATGACGCCTGAAGAAGTGGCCAACTGGGATGCAATCAGAGCAGAAAGTTTAGCTTTACATGTAAAGCAAGAGGCAGAGGCACAAGCCAAGGCCGACGCAAAGCTTGCCGCACAGGCAAAGCTTGCAGCGCTCGGTCTAACTGGTGAAGAAATAGCTGCGATTACAGAATGAACAAGGTCGGGGGACCAATGAGATTTCACGTCGTATCGCTTCCACACACAAACACAACTAAAGACTTTACAAGTTGCGCATTCACCGAAAAAGTGAGGCGTTTCTGCATTATGATGACAGACCTCGGGCATGAGGTCATTCTCTACGCTGGCGAGCAGAACGAAGCGCCAGTGACGGAGTTGGTCACTTGCATCAACGAGAAGCAACGAGAAGCTGCAACTGCAGGCGGTCATTACACGACAGCCTCTTTTGACACAACACTGCCGCATTGGCAGATCTTTAATGCAAACGTCGTTCGCGAGATGACCACAAGGCTTCAACCAAAAGATTTCATCTGTTTAATCGGCGGCTACGCACACAAGCCGATCGCTGACGCCTTCCCTGACCACATGTCAGTGGAGTTCGGCATCGGCTACGGTGGCACATTTGCACGGTATCGCGTTTTCGAGTCCTACGCGTGGATGCACTCGGTCTATTCAGGGCACAAGAACCCGACTACAGTAGATGGCAACTTCTTTGACGGGGTTATCAACGGATATCTCGAGCCTGAAATGTTCCCAGCTGGCAAAGGCGACGGGGACTACTACTTTTTTATTGGCAGGCTGATCGAGCGAAAAGGCTACAACATCGCACAAGAGGTTTGCGAGCGCCTCGGTAAGAGGCTCATCATCGCGGGTCCTGGCCAACCAAACGGCGGCTACGGCGAATTTATTGGCAACATCGGCCCTAAAAAGCGGGCAGAGCTGATGGGCGGCGCGATTGCGTTGTTTGCACCGACCACCTACATCGAGCCTTTCGGCAATATCGTGGTCGAAGCTCAGACTTGCGGCACTCCAACCATCACAACTGACTGGGGCGCTTTTGTTGAGACCAACGTTCATGGAGTGACTGGCTTTAGGTGTCGCACTCTCGCTGACTTCATGAAAGCTGCAGAGGACGTCAAGTCTTTAAACCGCAAAGAGATCAGAAAGCAAGCAATCGAGAGGTACTCACTCGAGGCTATCGCACCAAAATACCAAGACTACTTTGAGCGGCTGTTGACCCTTTGGGACGACGGCTGGTATCAACTAAGCACAGAAAAGGCTGGCAAATGAGCTTATCGAAAAGACTGCGAGCAGCAGGCGAGCAACGCGCTCAGAACATGTTCATGGAGCCGCTTATCCCATCACGACCAGCCTACGCGACTCCAGCTGGTGTTGATGTTAATGCCGAGTCTGCGATTCGCATGTCCACCGTTTACGCTTGTGTTCGCCTTTTGGGCGACACCATCTCATCTTTGCCGCTTGGCGCTTATGTTCGCCGCGGCCGCAACCGAATCCCGTACGCCGCAGTCTATGGCGAGCAACCAGCTTGGGTGAACAAGCCAAACCCAGACTGCACCCGCTTGGATTTCTACGAGCAAGTGATCTCGTCTTTAAACTTACACGGCAACGCCTTCATTATCACAGTGCGCGACGACCTTGGCGACGTAGTTGAACTCTACGCTGTGAACCCACTAAATGTTCGCATTCGACGTCCCGACCCAAATGCAGAAGTCATTTACGAAGTAACTATCGGCATTCAACCAGGCGGCGTGGTGTATGAGGACATGCAGTCTGTGACGCAAGAAGTCAAGACCATGATATTGACCAAGCGCGAGATGCTCCATATTCCGATGTTTAAACTCCCAGGCCAGCTTTTAGGCCTTGGCCCAATCGGCGCGGCTCGCATTACTTTGGGCTCTGCGATGGCAGCCGAGGTTTACGCAGCTAGCTACTTTGGCAACGCTGCCAACCCTGGCGGCGTCATTGAAGCCCCGACCGAATTGACCGAGGAACAGATCTCGGACATCGCTCGCAACTGGAACTTATCACATTCGGGCCCTTACCGCGCTGGCAAGCTCGGTGTTCTGACTGGTGGCGCTTCATTCAAGCCGCTGACACTTAACGCCGCCGACGCTCAGCTTCTTGAAGTACGTAGGTTCGGCGTTGAAGAGATTGCGCGAATATTCCGCGTTCCGATCTCACTCCTTGGCCACCCAGTGGCTGGAGCCATGAGCTTTGCATCAGTTGAAGCTCAGAACCTGTCTTTCGTGCAACACTCACTGCGCCCGCTTCTCGAGCGTTTAGAGCAAGCACTCTCACCACTTTTGCCCGAGCCTGATGGTTTCATCAAGTTCAACCTTGACGCGCTACTTCGCGGCACCACACTCGAGCGCTACGAGGCTTACACCAAAGGACTTAACGAGGGCTTCTTGTCGCTCAATGACGTCAGAGCCGTTGAAGACCTGAGCCCACTGGGCGAAGCTGGAGATCAGTACCGAGTTCCACTGCAAAACATTGACGCGTCTGACGCAAAGGACGTCGGTCTGAAATTGCGCACCGAAATCGCTACCAACTTGATTCAAGTCGGCTTCGAACCGAAGTCAGTGCTTGAAGCAGTCGGTTTGCCACCTATGGACCACACAGGCATTCCAACAGGTCAACTCCAGCAAGTCTCAACACTTGACCCTGAGGACCCACTTGCAGTTTATGAGGTCAAATAGTGCCATACTACATTTCGGACCAGCAGAGCGACTGCTCGGGCTGGGCAACTGTAATGCAAGAATCAGACGGCAGCTACACAACAATAGGCTGCCACGACAACAAACAAGACGCGATTGACCAAATGGTCGCAGTCTCTATCTCTGAGGATATGGAGCCTGGGGGCGAAGTTGGCCAACGAACAACCGTCGGGGACGATAGGAGCAAGATGAAGAAGATCGAACGTCGTACCTACACAGTACGAAACGTGGTGACACGAACAGAGGACGACGGCAAA